AAATGGTAGATCTTGTGCAACGGGAGTTTGCCATTTGTACTCACCTCTAGCATTATCCACCATAATTGTATTCTGACCACCAAAAGATGCTAACTGATACAAAGGCATTTCCACTTTTTGTGTCATCGCCCAAATATCAATAGGGCCCATATCCATAGGCTCTGCATCTCCTAACATATTAGTTAAGTGATAAGAATCAACATGTGAACTAGCTTTATACTGAGTATCTCTTAGAAAAATCCCATTATTTGAAACCGGAGTTGCCATAATTTAATTCTTTTTTTATTTGTTAAACATTAATTAATATATTAAAACCTTTTAAATATATTTTTATTTCTAGGTAATTTTCTACTTACCTTACCTTGTTTTTCTTTACTAGTTGTTGAAGCAGAAGCAGATTTTTGTGATTGAGCTGTCTTTAATTTTCTAACTGTTTTCTCAACTGCTTTAGTTTCTCCTTTCTGCATTATCTTCTCTTTGTATCCTTTTGGATCTGCTAATAACCATAATGCTTCAGTTATCAACGGATAGTTTGGTTCAACAAACTGATACTTCTCTAGAAGATGTCCTAGTAAGTTTGTATTTTTTCCCGTTACAGAAGGATATGAAGGATTAACAAGTCCATCATATAACAAGCTTTGCGTTTTTCTATCAACTTTTAAATTATTTATCTCACCTCCTTTTAACGTTTCATAAACATTTTTCATATATGTTTCTGAAGCTTGTTGTTGTTGCTTCTTTTTCATTTCCTGTTCTTCCAGTCTTTTAGCAACAACCTTTTCTTGCATTTTATCTAGCTTTGGTTTAAACTTAGAAGCTTGTGTTTCAAGCTTACCAAGGTCTTTCCAAATTTCTATTTCTTCTGCAATTTCTTCTGCATTACCATAACCAGTTGCGCCTAAATATTCTCTAATTATACGCTCTTGATCATTTTCATTTTTTATATCTAGTTCTCTAGTTTCCTCTACTTTTGATAGTGCACCAAATAATCCTTTAAGATCTTTTCCACCATCTGCAACATATCTTGCTGCTATTTGTAGTTCTTCAGGTAAACTTTTAAAGAACTGTTTAGGAGTTTCACGTCTAACTGTATTTGCTTGCTCCTCTAAATTAGCTGCTATTAATTCTTCCCAATCTTTAGCACTATATTCATCAAGTTCTTTTTCATCATCAAAAGGAATTATTTTTTCTTCTTTTATAAGTTTAGAAAAAACATCACTAATTCCTTCTATTTTTTTTCTTCCTCTTTTTGTAGTTGTCTCTTCTTCTTTAATATCTCCTTCTACAAGACCTAATACTTCATCAACATCAACTTTTTCTTTTTTCTTTTCAGTAGTTTTTTTAGATTCTTCTTTAACTTCTGCTTCAACATTTTCTTTTTGCTCTTCTTCTTTTTCTTCTACTACTTCTTCTTTTTTATCTTCAATAGCAGTTTCTTCTTTTTTTTCTTCGTATAAAAAAGATGTATCAACTTCTTTTTTTCTAGTAAACAAACTAGGTTTTTTAGCAGTTTCTTCTGGTAAAGTTATTGAATCTCCACCTGGAGCTGCATTAAAAATATCATTAAGGTCAACATTTACTTGTTCAACCTTTGTTTCAACTGATTTGGTTTCTTTTTCTGCCATAACGTTTTTGGTTTTTAGTGGTTATATATATAATATACAAAAGATTTATTATTAAACCTTAAAAATTTTTTGTAAAATTAAAATTTACAGTAGTATATAGCTATCATTATTTTTTCTTCTTTTTATCAGATTTTTTTGATGAACTTTGTACATCATATTTATTTTTATTTTCACGTGCAATTTGTAAATTTTTGTCTGCAATTTCTCTTTGAGTTGCTAACTTTTCTCTATCAATTCCTAACTTTGCCTGATCTACTGAATTCTTTATAGCAGCTTCTTCACGTTTAAAATTCATTTGTTCTCTATATTCATCTCTTTGACGCATATCACTCATTGCATCTCTAAAATCACTTTGTTTATTTTGATCAATATCTGATTGTGCACCATATCCTGCTGATTTTATTTCAGCAACCATAAGATCTTTTTGTCTTTCTTTTTCATTTTCTGAAGATTGGAACTCACGTTCTGCAGCTTTTTCTTGAGCTTGAGCAGCAAGTTGTTGCTGTTGCATTTGTTGTTGTTGTTCTAATTTAGCTTTTTCTTGAGCTTGTTGTTTTTGCTCAGAAGCTTTAAGAATACCAGTTACTTCAGCAATTGACTCAGCTTTTATTACACTACCAAGATCATATATACTTGCACCTGTTGTATTATTCTGTAATGCCATTTGTTTAAGTTGTTCTAATATTGCTCTATGATTTGTTTTAGTTGTACAAAAAATATTAAAATCTCTCATTAATAAATCTGTACCATCCATCTGAAAGTTAACTTTTTCAGCTTCACTAGATATATAATTTAATCTTACACTAGGTGTATTGCTGTGATAATACTGTGAAAGATCAGTTCTCATTTGATGAACTCTAGGCATAAGATTATCTGAGTGCTGTATATAATACATTTCAGTTTGTGCAAAAGACTGTTGTACTGCTTGTTGTACTCCAGTGGCTGTTTGTCTAGAAATTTCTTGTCCTAATCTTTGTGGAGTAATACCAATTGAATCAAATGCTTGTTGCTTAAAATGATTAGCTAATTGTATTCTAGACATTAATCTATTTGTTTGTTCAAGATTTAATGTTTGATAATGATTAAAGTTTGTAGCATTTTCTGTATTTGTAATAGATGTATCTAATGGTAACATACCAAAATCTTTCATTGCTACATATGCTTTTGCATAATTATGTTTACCCCAATCTTCTCCCATTGAATGACGTGGTAAAGCATTTTGATCAAACATAATAACAGTTCCTAATTCATCTACAAGTATATCAGCTATTTGGTTATTTACCATATTATAACCAACTTGATAAGCTTTCATTAGATCTACTAATGATGTTGATTTAGTATTTCTATCTGAAAATACTCTACCCTCAACAGGAAGTTTACAACCGTACAGAGAATTTTCTCCTTTAAATTGAAATTGTACTCTACCAGGTTTTGTTTTATTAATTCCTAAATATATTGGATTTAATTCTGTTGAAGTTTGTTTCCATGTTGCTGGTAAATTTGGACCAATCTTAATGCCTCCCCATACTTCATTAATCCATATCCAATCTATATGTTCTCCAAAAGCAAGATTATCTTTTGTTTTATCTTTAAATAGATTTGTATTATATATAGGTTTTTCTGTTATTTTAAAATTTTCATCAATAACTTTTTGAATAACATCCCCATCTTCCATTACACGGGTTAAATGACCCACCTTTCTTTGTGTTTTCCAATATATAGTTGCAACTCTCATCATATTGCGTTCTCCCCAAACATGTAAATCTTCTCCTTCATTTAATATCCATTTAACAATATCATTACCACCATCTGGAGAATTTTGCCAATTACTAACAAATTGTCTATAACCTAATGAAGGCATGTTTGTATTCCACTTGTGAGATTTAGTAGGATCATAAAATGTACCATCATTTTGATAACCTTGAATTGTATATTTTGCATTTTTTGCAGGATATATATTTTGTAAAGATTTTAATTGTTCTTCTGTCATAAGATACCCATAAGTATCTATAACATCAGAAACAGTCATCATATCAAGTTTACCTACATAATTTGAATCAGATATATATCTTGCGTCTGGAGACTTTTGATAGAAGGTTAAAGCTGGATTCCATAATTCTACTTCATAATCATCTTCCATCATTTTAAAATGCCAAAATTCTCTATCACAAATAAGCATATCTTTAAATGCTCTTTCTTCAAGCTCATGCATTTTAAATCTTTCTTCGTCAACCTTTAATTGATGTGATGCCCATTCTTCTACTAAACTTCTATAATCTTTTTGAAAGAATGATTCTATTTCTGGAAGTGTTTTTAATTTTTCTGGATTAAGTTGTTCTTTACCTTCTTTAGATTGAGGATCCATTCCCATTTGAATCATCTTTAACATCATTTTACCTTTTGCATCTTGTAAAAGATTTTCTTCAATCATCTTTCTTTTATGTTCTAACATTTCATTATATGAAAGATCATCTACAGCTCTAAATTGTACTTTTGAAAATCTTTTAGAAAATTCTCCTGTTAGAACATTTATAACATTAGGAATAATAGGATAAAATTTAAGTTCTAAAGCAGAGTTATCTTCTTTAGTTAAAACATCCATAAGATCTTTATAGTCATTATCTTCTTCAACTATATAATCAGTTTTATCAATAATACCTTTTGCAAGTTTATAATTTTTAAGAATTTTTCTAGCATTGTGTCTTAGATATTCCATCCCTTGTAATTCTAACCAATCTAAATTCCACGCAGCCCAATCATCATCTTTTTTCTTAGCTGGTAAAAATTGTGTAGGTTGAGTTAAGCTAGAATTAGTAGGATAACTATTATCAGCTTTTGCACCCTTTTTCATTTGTAAGGCATTAAGTACCCTCATATTATTATTTTTTTATAGTGTAGATTATAGTAATATTATCTCCATATGAAGAAAATGTTTTCCAAGATGTGTTTATACCTGTGCCTGAAGTTGTCCAATATCCTTCCATTATTTTATATTTTTAAAGGGAGATCTTCTAATATTATTAGTAAAAGATTTTTTTCTTCTACCTAAATTATTAAAAGGCCTCATATTTAATTTATACATTTTTTGTGATTTTTCCAAGTTATCCTTAGACATATCCTGTTGTTTATGCTTTAAATAACCCCTATTAGCTTGTTGCAGCTTTGCAAAAGCTATTAATGCAGAAAATGCTACAAGTCTATCCACGTTTAATCCTGGAAAATATTGAAGCATTTCAGTTAATAACATTTTATCAGGAATTCTTTCAACTCCTAATGATGAACTTAATACATTTCCATCTACATCTGTTTCTTGATCTATTTCTTCTCTTACATATTCTATTGCATATGATATAAGATGATTTTTAAATAATACACCAGTATTTTTCCAACCATATTCTTGAAAAACATTTTGATTAGATCCTAGATCTTTTAAAAATACAATCTGATGTTTTGGTACTAAATATTTTTGTTTCTTCTTAGATATCATATATTGAATAAAAAGAGATATATTATTCTCAACCAATGTCCAAGCATTATACCATTCTATAATCATTTCTAATTGCTCATGTGTTTTATTTATATTATCATATCTACCACACCATGATGCAACAATCTTATCTCTTTCTACAAAGGTTTCTATACCTTGGGATGTTTCTCTTGTGATTTCAATAGGATTCTTATAAACAAATATACTACATAATGAATCTGATGTAGTTGTTTTACCTTCTGACACAGGGTCAATAGATGCATAATACATTCCAAAAGATGGATTCTTAACAGGCTTTTCCCATATAATTATTGCACCAGATTTATCTTCTAATTTTTTACTAACGGGAAAATTAAATATAGGAAGCTTATTTGTTTTTGAAGCAGTTATAACATTTTTTTCTTTTTCTAATTTAACAAATTCATATGCATATTCTTTTTCTTCTATTCTTCTTATTTGTTTACTTATTATACCTTGTGGAAATATTGCTTCCTTTCTATATGCAAATGCTTCTGCAATATCTATTGGTTTTTGAGATATTCTTAATTGATACTGTTCAGGTGTTAAATCTTTTTTCCATTGTGCTCTTTCTTCTTTAATTGCATTAAGAGCTTGTTCAATAAGTGAATTACCATATTCATCAATGTGTGGGGGCATAGACCATTGTTCTGGAATAAATAAACCACATATACCAATAGTACCTTTATCATCCATTAAGTTAGTTTCAACTCCATATATATCATTTCCTTGTGGATTTAATATCATTTGTTTTAATGGCTCACATTGATCAAGATCACCCACTGAACCTGCAGCAATAAACATACCTGTAGTCATCATTCCTGATGTCATTGCAGGTCTAATATACTCAAATGTTTGATCCATTTTAGGAGCAATACCAGCTTCTTCATGAAAGAAATAAGTACAAGGCCCACCAACACCAGTAGTTGGATTTTTTTCAAAAGATGCACCTTGAATTTTTGACATTAAACCTTTATTAGTTTTTCTGTTATTAATTCTTACTTCAATCTTTTGTTCCCATAATAAAACCTTAGCTGGATTAGTAGGTCTATACCAAGCAGTATGTTCATTAAGAAATGTTTTATATTCTTCTAAAAATTTCCAAGAACCTTTATCATTTATATAATCTTTAAGTGACGCACCTATTTTACATATTGATCCTTCTTCAAACCAAAATTGATTTAAAACTTTAGCCATATGAAAATAAGAAGAAGCTATCTGACGTTTCTTAAGTATTGCTGCATGTCTATAATGTAGTTCTGCTAATAATTCATAAAGAGCCATATGATATTGAGCATCTCTAACTTTAGCAAATCCATAATGTTTTTCTTCCTTATCAAATATAGGTAAGAAATTTAACCACATATAATAATCTCTAGTAAGATAAAATGCATTATCCTTTCCATAAAATATTGCTCCTTCTCTACATTTTTCTTTTTCCTTATTCCAGTATTTTACATAATCTTTAGATCTAAAAGGTTTATTACAATAGAATTGTTGAGTATTAAATATTCTAGCTTGTTCATTAAAAAGAAAGGCAGTTTCATCAAACTGATACTGCCCAGGTTCTTTAAGAAGTGTTAAAATAAAATTAGTAAAATCTTCTTTCTCTTTAAATTCTACATAATCCCATTTTCCATTTTTATATGCAGGAACTTTTTTATACATTCTCTAATTTACAAAGAATGTTACTTTCATGCATTAAAAGATGTGTTTCACCTTCATGCATAAATTCATTTTCATCACTAGTTGCCATTAACCATTGTACAAAAGAACCTTCAGTAAGTTCTTTGCATACTTCTGGACCTCTTGCTATAATAGTTCCTTGAGGTTTTCTTTTTATTTGTGAATCAGGTAAAATTATTCCTGATTCTGTTTCTTTAACAAGTTCTACTGGTTTTACTAAAATTCTTTTACCAATAGGTATTACTTTAAAGTTTTGAATATTTTCTTTTATCATAGTTTTAAAAATTTATAATTGATCATAAGCTAAACCCTGACCACCACGGACAGAGCTTTGTTGTTCATTTTTCATATCAGTATAAGCTCCTTTAAAAGATTGTCTAATTTGATCAAACTTAGCAGCGGTATTAACTAAAGCAGTAAGATTTCCATCTCTACCATGATCTATAGAAGTTGTTTCCATATATCTTGCTAATCTATCTAACATACTTTTAATTCCTTTATATGCTCTATATGTAGGAGTTTCATATAATTCTCTACATGTATCTATAGCATGTCTTATTTTACCATCTTCTGTTGATTCTTCTAATTCAATTTCTTCTATGATCATATCTTCTTTTTCATGTTCAGGAAGATTAAAAAAAGGATTTAAATCAGGATCAGGACATGTCATATAAAATATATATTGATATACAGATAAATATGTATCTGGATATTCATCCATAATTACTTTTAAAGATTTTAATGTATAACAATGTTCACTAGGAACTACTTTATTATTTTGTATATCAAATAATTTTATTAACATATAGGATTATCTTTTAACCACATTATAAGACTTTGTATTTCATCTTTTAAATATGGTAATTCATAAATAATAATTTCTTTTACAACAGGTTCTCCATCTATATATTTACTAATTGGATATCCATATTCATCTTTACCTTCTTCTTCAAATATAACATGTTGTATTTTTAAATCTCCAACTTTAAGTTTTGGATTGTGTTTTTTAATAATATAAGCATACAAACTTAATTGAAGGTTATAATGTTTTAAATTACAATCATCTAAATGATTTACAGGTTTATACATTTTAGATGTAATACCTTCCCAATTAGTAAAACCTTTTTTCTTTATTTCTTTATTAGTTTTATAATCAAGAATATTTATCTTTCCATTTACTATTGTAACAAGATCAGCTTGACCGCATAATCCAGCAGACTTTAAATAAACAAAATGTTCTGGATATACACCTTCAGATAACTTTTGTTCTGGTGCAATTTTTATACCATTACTATCAGTAATAGGTTCTATTATTGGAACTTCTACACCATCTCTTTCTATTGTTTTAAATTCTAATAATCTTTTTTCTCTTTCATCATGATACCAATTTCCTAATTCAATAGCTCTTTTAGATTCATTATCCCAAATTTCTAATATTTTTTTTGGTGGTATTTTATACCATTTAGATCTTTTATTTTTAGATGATTTTTTTGCTTGAGAATCTGCATCAAATTTAGGTTTAAACATTCCTACAAATGATGTAACACTAGTCCATTTAATTTGATCTTTTTCAAGATCTTCATTAAGTGTTTCATATACATGACCATCTGATTTAAATATTACTGGCATTTTATTTATTTTTTTTTATTTGTTGTTTAATTGCATCTTCCGAAGCTTTATTGGGCACAACTTTATCCCATTTACCTTTTGGACATGAACTAGATAATGCTCTTAATTTAAGTCCTAAACTACAACCACAATCTGAACAACATGGTTGAGTTCCTTTCATTGCACAATCTTTACCTGTTACATCTAATGAAGGACATACACTACACTTTAACCATCTTTGATCTGCAACATTTTCTACATGTTCTTTTTTAAAAACTCTATTTTTAACACCTTCTGCAATCTGTGATACATTTCCAAAAGCTCCTAAAAGTTTATCTATTTTCATTTTTAAATTTTTTCTTTTGTTCTATTTTTTTATTTAATTCCTCAAAAGCTATTTCCATTTGTTGTATTTTATTCTTAACTGGTATATATTTTTCATAACCTTTATATGTCATCTTTTCAAGGTTACCTAATATATCTTTATTTCTTTTTATTGCTTTTTCTAACTTTTTTTTTCTTAAACTAAAAGTACCTAACCCTGCTACATTAATATGAGTATCACTTAGATTAGATAAATTTTTTCTTACTTTTCCATAATAAAAAGTTATAAGATCATCTACAACATCTTTATGTACTTTAATTTCTTTTGCTACTTCATTAAAAAATGACTTATGATTCTTGGGTTTCAACTCCTAAAATTTTATAATCTAAAAATATTAACCCTTCAGTTTGTATATTTAAATCTTGATTTATATATATAATTTTTTTATTTGAACCATTTTTAACAACTAATTTTTTCTTTTCAGCTTTTGTTATAGCATTTCTAGCAGATTGAGAACTTTTAAATATATTCTTTTTAGATATTAGATCACAAAAAGAAGTTAATTCTTTTCTACCTTCTTTAGCAAGTTCTGCTAAACAATTAAGATCAGAATTACTAATTTGTATATCATTTAAAAAGCAGTGAGTAAGGATTTGAAATTTAATAACTTCATCCTTACTCATCTTTACTTTTTTATCTACTTTATTAACTAGAGCCATGATGTTAATATCTTATTACTTTCTAATAAAGTATAAGTAAATCTATTTCCCCACTTATCTCTAGCTTTTCTACAAATATTCATAAATAATCTCCAATCATCATTAGCTGCAATAACTTGACAACCAGCAGACCATTTATCTACTTGTGTAGATTTTTTATTAGCATACTTAGTAGCTCTATGGATATTTATTCCAAAATTACCTGTTTGTACAGATTCTTCTAAAAGATTATACCATGGATCACGGTTATCATCTCTATATACTGATACAGGTCTATCTTGTCCTAAAGCTTCATATCTACCTTGATGTTTTCTAATAATATGACTACCTCTATATTGACCAGGTTTAAGTATTGCAACACCATCCTTTCTCATTATATTTTCAACCCAATGAGTTCCGGGATCAGTAGTACAATCAAAACAATGAAAATGCCAAACACCTCCCTCACCTGTTTTTGGATGAGTTCCTGTCTTGTATGATAAAGTTATTTTATCATCAAAAGCATTTGTAACTTTATTATCTGTACTAGAATTTCTAATACCTACAATATTAAGATTATAATCTCCTTTTTCAAACCATGCATACTCAGTCATTTGTTTTATGGTTTGTTCTATTTGTTCTCTATTAACTGTTATTGGCTTAGACATTTTTTTCTACTGTTTTTAAAGATTCTTTTTTTCCTTTTTCTGTTATCTCAACCTTGATGTTATTTTTTGCTGCTTTTTCTTCACACCCTTTGCAACCTTGTGTACCGTCACCAACTGGTGGAGGTGTAACTGCACTTTTTGCTTTTTCAAAATCTGCTATAGCTTGTCTATTCATTGGATTAACAACTGGAGCTTTAGATGCATCAGGTACAGGAGGTGTAGGTGCATTTATTTGAGACATAAATTTTTGTGCTTGCATTCTTTCAGCACGGCATTTTTCAATATCTCTTAATAAACCTTCATACTCATATTGAGCTTGTAAATGAGGGATGTGATCTTTATAATATTTTGTGATCTCATCTCTTTTTGCAGCTAATTCTTTCTCTGAAAGTTCAGCTGATTTTTTTGGATTTGTTTTTTTATCCGCCATGATTTTATATATTTTAAATTATTAATTAAGCAAATATATAAAAAAAGTTTAAATAAAAGAAGTTTAAGGAAAAAATATTTTTTTTATTTTACCAAGGTGTAAAATTTTTAGATTCTATATCTAATACTTCACTTTTTGTAACCCAACTAACTTGATATGCTGAGTTATCTAAAGCAAGAACAAGATCATATTTATCAGGATAATCAAATGGTTCATCAAATAATTCTACTGTATAACCTCTTCTTATTAAAAACGTTTTTAAAATATCTATTGTATTTGTACCATCATTTAGTTTAACATGTACATATACATTAGTAGTATCAGTATTAGCTATTTTACAGGAATGTACTCTATATGTTTTATCATTATTAGATTTTTGTTCTCCTAATAATTGATTATTTGTATTACCTGTATGATCCTGTTTTATATTATATATCATATCTTATACTTTTTCTAAAATTATTTTACCTCCAAAAATTTGATCTCTTGCTTCATTAATTGTTATTATTATACGGCAA